CAAGATTGGTTGGTTGTGGTGTGGATTTCGGTTACACAAACGATCCTACGGCGATTGTTGCCGTTTATGAATACAATGGTCAACGAATCGTTGATGAGGTCGCATATCGCACGGGAATGCTCAATTCGGACATTGCAAGGGCATTACCCACCCATGTTCCCGTTTATGCGGATAGTGCCGAACCAAAATCAATTGATGAGATACGGAGGTATGGAATAAGAATCAAGGGCGTAACCAAGGGCAAAGATTCCATCAACTACGGAATTCAAATCATGCAATCCCAATCGTATTTGGTTACATCCACATCCACAAACCTAATTAAGGAACTGCGGAATTATTGTTGGGATAGTGATGCCCAGGGGCGAACCAACAACACCCCCATCGGAACGGATCACGGGATTGATTCATGGCGTTACCACGAAATGATGGCACTTGGCATCAAATCGAATTACGGGAACTACGATATTCGGTAATTGTTTATTTCGTGTGGATTTTGTATCTTTGCGTTTGATATGACAAGCCATTACCAAGAAATACACAACCTGAAACAAGAAATTAAACGACTGCGATTGTTGGTGGTTGAAAACAAGATGGCCCACGACCGCGAAGTTCGGTTGCTCAAACAAGAAATAGTCAAACCCAAAACGGACATAAACGATAACCCCACCACATGGGGTGAAGTGTTACGGGTTATTTGTGAGGTGATGGACATGACACCCGACCAAATTATCACCAAGTCAAGGAAACGCAAACCAATGTATGCCCGACATATGTTCAACCACATTTGCAGAAAACGCCTAAACATGACATTCATGGAGATTGGCAACATTTCACACCTTGACCATTCCACCATCATTTCATCAGTTCGGGAATTTACAGATATTTTGGTAACCGATAAGGAGATGCAAAGGTATCACGCCCAGGTACACACCATCCTTCACGAAAGGTTAGTATAAACAATCCCAATTATTGGCGTTTTATGTTTATATGATTGAAACAAAAACCATCATTGTACCCACAGAATTGAAGGATGTCAAGTTGCATCAAATGTTGGCGTACAATGAATTGAAGGCCGATATGGATGAAACACAAAGGCAATTGGAATCGGTTGCCATCTTTTGTGAATTGACCATAAGTGAAGTGAAGGCCATCCCATTTGACATCCTCAAAGATTGTGTGATTAAGATTTCCAAGATGTTGGAATCAAAACCCGTGTTCACACCAAGGTTCAAAATGAACGGCATCAAATACGGCTTCATCCCAAACATGGATGAATTGTCAACGGGTGAATTTATCGACATTGAAACATACCAAAAAACCCCCAATGATATTTGGAAGGTGTTATCGGTTTTGTATCGCCCCATCACCAAGGAAGGCCAAAACGGAAGGTATGAAATAACCCCGTACAATGCGGAGTTGAACGCAGATTTCAAGGACATGGATTGCAACACGGCGTTTGGTGCGTTGCTTTTTTTTTGGAGTTTAGGAATCGACTTGTTGAATTCTACCCAGAAGTATTTGGCGATGGTGAGGAGGGGGGAAGTGTCGATGAAGTACGACTTACCGAAAAATGGGGATGGTTTGGAATGGTCTACCGACTTGCTAACCGAAGTTTCCTCAACCTTGAAGAAGTTTATACAAAACCCATTCACTCCGCTTGTATGTGGATCGCTTACGAAAGCGACATTGCGAAGATGGAACAAAAAGCAATTAAACAACGATGAACAATAATCACATTGGCACCGCATTTGAGGTGATGAAAGACATTGCCGATTTGGAGGGGTGGAACTATTCACACGGCACATTAACCGAATTTGATTTTAAGGCATTTTTGGTATTCCCGTTGATGCATTGTTCAATTCAATCGGTGGCATTGACAGACCAGGTGGCAACCATCCAAATGAATATCATGGTAGCGGATCGGGTTAACTTCTTAAAAACGGAAAACGAACAAGAAAACCTAATCACCGAGTATTCCCAATACGGATACACCGAGAATCAAAACTATGCCAACATTTTACAAGATTTGTATGTAAGATTTTCAAAGGGGTTGTGGCGCACGGAACAAGATTATTACAACCAAATCCAATACATACGCCCCATTACTTTTCAACCTTTCGTTGAAACATTGGATTCAGTATTGGCGGGATACCAAATCACAGTTGGAATCGAATTGATAAACCCATGGGTTACTGATGGCGATTGCGTATAAAAATAGCGAACAAGTAGTTGCGGAGTATTCCAACAAATGGGCGATTGCGTGTCGTACCCTATTGGAGGTAAAACGCCCACGAACTTCAATCCGTGCCAAGTGGAAAAAGGTTGGTGAAGGTTGGACACCCATTTCAGTTTCCAAAAAGACATTCCGTGGAAACTATGTGGCATCTGGTCAATTGGTAAATTCTATTCAACCCGCACCCAAAGGGTTGGACATGGGGATTACCATGAACAAAACTGCCGATTATGTGCAGAATGGAAGAAAGCCAGGCAAGGGCATTCCATTGGCATCAATGCGGAATTGGACAAAGATGAAACGCATTCAACCACGGGACATGGGAACAGGACGATTCAAAGGCAAGGCCGATGAAAACGCAATGCGATTCATGATGAACCGAAAGATTAAACACTTTGGTATTGAACCATTCCCATTTGTAACAATGGCACGAAAGGAAATTTTACCATCATTCAATAAGGCATTAACAACGGCAATGGCCAAAGACATAAAAGCAAGATTCAAAAGATGATTTTCAACGAACAACCACAATCCATAGTGGGATGTAATTCCCCAATCATGTACCAATTTTACGATGCGTTGTACACATCAACGGAATTCTATTATGAGTGTCAAGTATTTGTGTGGAGTGGCACAACGACATTACCCGCAACCCCAAATTGGACTATCCAAAGAAAGCCCGACCAATACGGAAGTGGTCGTGGGTGGATTGACATTCATAAACTGGTTCAACAAGAAATCACCGAGGATTTTTTGGTCAACGGCACATATAAACCCAATATCGGTGATGGGGCAAGGCGTGTGGCCGTGAAAGTTCGTGGGGCTTATTTGGTAGGTACCACAAAAACTTACACAAGTTATGTAACATCAAATGTGATTTTGGCAACGGCGGGTTATACATACACCTCCGAAGGTTGGAACATCGGTTACCCAACCAAATATGTATTGACCGACAAAACCCAAGTAACCATCACCACCGAAACACCATCGGCGTATTTATGGTATGATGCAACCGTGATTACTTCCATCACTTGTGGGAGTGCCACAGTTACCCCAAATGCGGTTGGTGGGTTGAGTGCAAACACCATCCAAGGAATCGAAATTAAGCAACTTATGACCGCTGGGGGTGTGTGGGGTATCGATGCCAACATTACCTTCGTTAAAACGGGCGATGATGTGGTTATACCCGTTGATTTTGTGTGCCAAAACAAGTATGGTCAACAAGATGTGTTATTCCTAAACAAATACGGGGTGTATGATTCGTTTTTATTCAATGGTGTTTATCGTTCCACATTCGCAGTAACCAAAGAAAAGTACGAACAACCCGTGTTCAAACAAACCGACATGGCCCAGGCATGGACATACGGGGTACCCATCACCACAAGTTACCTTGTAAATTCCGTTGAAACGATGACAGTAAACACCGATTGGATAAGCCAAAACGATGTGAACATTGTTGAACAAATCTTTTATTCAACCAATTTATTGGTGTTGGATGGATCGGCATTATTATCGGCACGAATCGCGGATTCAGCGTTTGAATACAAAACCCGTGTGAATGAAAAGTTGATTTTGTACACCATCCAAATGGAGTATAGCCAACCGAAGATTAATAAAATTGTACGATGATTAGGTTTTCACTCACGATTGATGGAACGCCCGTTGACCTATTCAACGATGAATCTATCCCCCTTACAAGGCAGTTAAAAGATTTGATGAACCTGGCCACCATTTGGACAGATTACACCAAGGATTTCCAAATACCCGCATCGGACACCAACAACGAAATTTTTGCCAACTGGTTTGATG